CCAGAACGTGAGGAGAAGAGAAGAGAACCATGAAATTTTTGGTGGCTAACTCCGGCGAGAAGTTTGTTGAGCAATCGCGCGAGCCTCGCGAAGCCATTCGGACACCATAGAAGAGAAGGGCCCCACCTACGCTTGGTTGTACGCGGCCAGATTGATGGAAGAAACCACCAAGTTGGCCGCTGTGAGCGTGGTGAACGTGTCACCGAAAGTGACTGTGGAGCCCTGGGCGGGCGAGAACACCTTGAAACGGGACAAGGCAGTGGTGGTCGAGGTGAGACAGGCCGTCCACCCCACAACTGCTGCACCAGAACTGACGGTGGGAGTAGCGGCAACAAGGCCAGTACCCACCAGAATAGTGGTGATGTAGTAGTAGCCAGCAGACAAGAAGAAACTCTTGGCTGTTGGGGGGGAAAGCGCCTGTGTCACCTCAGGGCCATACAAGGGGCTCAAAAGCCCTGAGACCCAGGGGCCCGTGCCAAACACCTGAGTGGTCGGCTGGGCCAGCTGGGGATCAGCCAACGTCACATCGTACTCCACGTACAGATCGCAAACGGTAGAACCGCCTACGTTAGGGGAGAGGAAATACAACATGCCATTGTCCTTGAGAGTGTCGATCTTAAAAGAGCAGAAACGCTCTTCGGGAGGACACTTGACGGACAACGAACCACTCTGCCAGACCGGCGCCGAGAACGAATGCTGCATAGCCATGATCGCTGCAGAGTCAGCAGGCTGCTGATCTTCGCTGTCAGGCTCATGCGCCATGTAGTACCGCCCCGACGACGAGGTCGAAGCCCCGGTCACAAAAGTGAACCTCAGAGCATGAAACTTATAACGGTCATACATGCGGGCGAGCGTCGACAAGTACGTGAAGGTGAAGGCGTCGCAGGGGTTGACCCGGAACTTGTAAAACGAACCATCCATCGTGAGAGGAGACACCAACTCCCGATGTTTGATCCGAATAGATCCCTGGAACTTCGCACTCCCTGACACGGCAACACCGAGAGCCGCCGGTGCCGGTGTCTGAATCATCTGGTTCGACACCGACGCCGGGGCCCCAGCATACCAATCATACGCCCCCTTGGACAAGCTGAGGGCGCCACGGCCGATCTGCTGTCCAACCCAAGACGCTCCCTTACTCTCAATCAGAGACTGAAGAGCGAGGATACCCATGGGCACCATGACCGTGGACAAAGCTCCACGCTGATTCACCCCCCCACCCTTGCGTGCAGCTTGGCCCTTGCGGCGCACAGCTACCTGTTGATTAGACATGACGTCCTAGGTCTGTTTTCGAAAAACTTCAAAAGAAAGAGAAGTTGTAATGGTCAAGTATTGGATCCCCGTGACCAACGGAGACTGTACATGTGTGACGCCCACAGAGGGGGGAGGAGCCGTGCAGTCGTTCGGCATTTTGGTTAGCACGTAAGTATTTACATCCCCCGGCAGCGTATTAACACGGGAGAAAACGTTTTGGTCCATTTAACATCACACACCCAATATCCTATCGTGGATTAGACGTCGTAGGGCATTGTAGGTGCAAAATCCAGACTCTCGACAAAGGAGGTGTCGAGACTGAACCCACGATAAAATTCCTCAAGAACCACCTGTTCATCGGGCTGGATCCCAAAAGCCAGCCAAAAAGAATAACGAGTCTCTGGAGTCGGCTCCCGATAAGAGAACGAACAACCAAGAGCAAGGGAACGCACGCCCCAGGACTGCTCATGACGTTTGGACCGGAGCCCACGCGACGCATCGATGTAGACCTGGTAGAAGTCCTGGAAAACAGGAATTCCGCCAGTCATCGACATGCCGCCAACGCCAACAGACCCAAGCCACTCACGAAACTCCTTGGCGTGCCTAAAACCATGGACAGACACGCTATCCTTGGCAATGGCCCACTTAGGGTTGCGAGTCATCACGTACTGAGAGGCATCGCCATACCTGACAGGTTGAGTCTGGCAAAACTCGATCTTCTCAAACTCAAAAACTGGGTCCTCAACTGTCATGTTAAAGCCCAATTCCCTGAACCAAGAATCCAAGTCTGCCGAAAACTTGCCCAAATCACAAGCTTCCATGAACACAACACAATCATCGCCGTTGTTGGCCAACAGAGTCCTGACCCCTCTGTCTAAAGAATACTGCTTGATCATACAGCACATCAACACGCAATTGCCCAGGGACGTGTTCATATCCCCGGACATCCTGCCGCCCTCTTTGACATACCTGAGGTTCCCGTCTGCACAGCGACCTGTGCAGTCATTCACCTCTTGCATCCTGAGGAGGTTGGCAAGCTTGTCGCGCCACTTCCTCCGGGGAAAACACTTTAGATACTGGGAATGCTCCCATACCAAAGCCTCCCTGGAGACGTGCTGGTCAAACCTACTAGCATCCAGTCCAACAGCTACGGGGTTGCGGAAAGAATTCCACAACCTCAGCATGGCCGAACCACTCTCCACTGCGTTCATTCCTTTGAACACGGTGCGGTTGTTTTCGAACAAACAACCCAAAGAAGTAAATATCCTTTCTTCGATGGGCCGGAGATACCGGCCCACCATGACGTTGTAGCGAGGATCGCGAGGCGAGATGACGCGGGGAACCGGGTCAGACTTCCTGGTGAAATCCGTCTTCTCGTACTTCACGAACACCGACACCTTGGAATCATCGACGTTAAACTGCTTCATGTTCAACGATTCGACTGCGCGCGCGTACACCTGTCTCTTAGGGCCTCGAAAAGTATCGACGAAACCGCTCTTGGTGAGTGGGGTCGAAAGAGGCAGGTGTCGCTGGAGGAGGCCATCGACCTCCTCCAGCTTCCGGGCAAACGCTCCTGGTGCAGGCCGAGGGGGTTCCACAAAGAGTCCACGCTCCTTGACGTAAAACACCCTCTCCTTTACTGCTCGCTCCAGCGTCTGGATGGAGTTGCGAAATCCGTGGAGTACAACAGTGGGGGAAATGCCACTGACTCTACCTAGAGCTCGCTCCTTCGGCGCCCCCCTAAACTTCAACACCGTCAAACTGTCGTGATCTGGGGCGCCCGACAAGCGGGCTTCACAACCGGTGTATCGGTACGGGCCCCCCTAATGGTGGTGCACGCCAGATGCAACAACCTCGCGGTAAGGCTGGCTGTTGCGAATCGTGGCGATCTCCACATCACAAGGGGTGGGCATGAAAAACAGCGTCACCGCAAGGGAATTGATAGTAATCTTATCCCTGTTGGTGACGGCAACATGCTCGTCGCGCAGGTGGTCTCGCAACCACTTCTGAACGACGAGCACGTTGGCCCTGTTATGTTCCATGCAGGCTCCAAAGTGCTCCCTGGCCGCATCCGCAACCAGGTTAGCAATCCTTTCACGGCCATTATATTTGCG